CAAAGATTGGAAACCTTGCAGTTGACAAATTAACAGGAACATTTGCTCAGCTAGAAACCGTGGTTACAGGAACCCTTTCCGCAGATAAAATAAAACTTGATGGCATAACCCTAGACACAGATGCAAATGGCAATCTTATTATAAAAGATGGCGGTATTGGAGATGTAAAGATAGGGAATATCAGTGCTACAAAAATAACAACTGGTTTGCTAAACGCAGATAGAATAAATGTAGACACGCTTGCCGTAAAGAAATTTGCTGATGTAAGCTCAAAGATTATATCCCACACTGGATCCGAGGTTCCTCTATCCGTTGAGGCAAATGTCCAATCTTGGTTTGGAACATATCCAGGACAGACCATTATAAGCCAAGAGTCAAGCAGTGTTGTGAACATATCATGTACCACAGCAAATGTTAGAAACAATGCAAAATATAGAATAACCTACTCAGCAGTTCTTGGTAATGTTAGAAATGGAACTATACAATATAGTTTTAATAACAGCACATGGACAAGTCTTAATCCAAAAGTAAATGCAAATGCTGGCACTTATAGAACCTATGTGTTCCTTTGGGATGGACAAATAACAGGAATGAACTCTACTCAAAGCACGGTATACTGGAGGATCAATTGGAATGTTTCAGGCGGTCAAGTAAATAGTACCTACCAAGCCTTGTATGTAACAGTGGATAATACACAATAATGAATTATACGGTTTACGAAACATCAACAGGCGATATTGTTTGCACTGGATCATCTAATGTCTCTAATGTAAGTGAGGTGGGAAAACTAGACAATCAAACAGTTGTAGAAGGAACCTATCCCCCAGGAACTTATAGGTTCGTAGATGGCGTACCTACAGCAATAACAGAAGATGCGTTGGTATATATAAGATCACAGAGAGATAACCTTTTATTAGAAAGTGATTGGACTCAGGTAAATGACTCTCCCTTAACTGAAACAAAAAAAACAGAGTGGGCAAATTATAGACAGCTCTTAAGAGATCTTCCTAGTAATTACACAATTAATACCAATTTAGATGATGTGGTTTTTCCGACACCACCAGCTTAATTAGTAATATAATGGTACATAATTATGCAATTTAATGATATCTTACAAGAGAAATGTTAACCCAAGTTGATATAAGAGTTTACTGGGATTCCGTCAAGCGTGGCTTGCGGGAAATAAAAAAAGAAGCAAACCCAGATTGGCGACCAGAGGACATATATACTGCTATAGTGAACGGAGTAGCAGAGCTTTATATAGATATAGAGCAAGAACCGTGTGAGAGCTTTATTATTTTACAAGAAAAGCCAGCAATGTTCAGTCCAACAAAGTCGTTACTGATTTGGATAGCATATGACAAAAGAGGAGATGCTAACGAGATGTACATGGAATACATAGAAGAAATGGCTAGAGAGAGAGGATGTAACAGAGTTGAACTCTGGACTCCGTGGAGAGGTCTAGCTCAAGCATTATCTCACAAGGATTATAAAACGAAATTATACATAGTGGAAAAGGAGTTATAATGAGTGGAGGCGGCGGATCAACAAAAATAAAAGATACAAAATCACAGAAGGCTTTAGCCTCTATTGCTGCACAAAGATTTAATCTTTATCAACAATACTATGTTCCTTTAGAGAATGAGTTTATGGGGCAAGTTGCCGCAATGACAAGTCCAGAGTCTTTTGAAAACGTAGAATCTTACGTTACCTCTTTACAACAACCAGAGTTTCAAAACGCAAGAAGACAATTAGAGTCACAAGCATTTAGCCAAGGAGCAGACCCAACCAGCGGTCAGTATCAAGCGGCAAGTCAGCAAGCAACGCAAGCTCAAGCAAGAGGAATGGGTTTGGGTACTGCTGAGGGTCTTTCTGGTCAAGTTGATAGGTATTATCAAGGAATGCAAAACATAATTGCTATGGGTCAAGGTCAGGCAGGATCAGCCATAGCTGGTCTTGGAGATGTTGGTGAACTTGCTCAAAAAAGAGGAATAGCAGAAGCTAAACAATCAGCACAAAGTTCACAAGGCAATGCAGCAATTGTTGGAACCGGGTTGGGCGTTGGTGCTGGTTTATATCTGGGCAATACTTAATGGCATTTTATAATTTAACAAACGAAAGAAACGATGATCCATATAACCCCAATAATGGCAGTTTATATGTAAATCCTTTTAGGACTGGAGATCAATCGGCTCAAGACACTTTATCAGACTTATACGAGTCTGAGTTTCAAGATTATTTAAATAGGTTTTTTCCAGTAGAACAAGACTTAATAGCTCAAATGACAACAGGTTTTGAGCAACTACAACAAGAAGAAATAGGTAGAGCACAGTCAGCAGTTGCAAGACAATATGCAAATACAAGAGGTCAAGAAACTAGAAGACAAGCTGGATTTGGCATAACACAAAGAATGGATCCACAAGGCGGATATGAAAGATCAGAGACATCTGCGTTGGTTGCAGCTAGAAATTTTGCAAAAATGAGATCTGAAGAAAGAAGAATGCAAGTTCTTTCTGGTGGTCTTGGAAGTGCAATAGGACAAAAATCAGTAACAGGAGGATTAAGTGGCTAACGGATTAGGTGGATTATTGGCAACAGGTCAAAAAACAAAAGAACAAGCTAAGGCAGGTTTATTAGGAGCTGCACGTCTTGAAGCACAGCAAGATATAGCACAAAAAAGTCTTGATATGCAAAAAGAGGCAGGGCAACAACAACTCTTAGGTACTGCTGTAGGTATCGGTGGTGCAATAGGTGCAAAGGCAGCACAGTCAGCAGTTGCAAAATTAACAGCTGCTGGTGGTTCTGGTGCGGTATCTACCGCCGCTGGAACAGCAACGCTTGGAGCAAAAGTGGGAGCAGCTGCAGGTGCAATCGCTCCGCCAGTCTTAATAGCATTAGCGGCGGCAACATTACTAAATAAACTTTTCGATTAATTATGGCAAACTTATCATCAGGAATTATAGACGGAATTAATATAGGGCTTAAAGTATCGGGTCTTGCTTCGCAAAAAGAAAAAGACGAACTTCTCATGGAGAAGACTAGGCTTGATATGGAGCAATCAACAGAGCTGTTAAACAGTAATTTAAAAACAGCAGGGCTAACTCAGACGCAAACACAACAAGCAATAGATCTTAACGACATTAAACTTGGCTATGCAAAGGATATAGCTGCGGCAGAACTTGCAGGCAAGGAGCTAGATAATTCATACACTGAAGCAAGAATTGACTACACAAAAACAATAACAAGCGGCTTAGTTTCCGACCAAAGGAAAGGGCAAATAACAGAAGACTCTGCATTGCTTGTTAACATTTTAGAACAAATAACCAATCTTCCCGATGATGCAACAGACTTTGAGTTAAATACAATAACATCACAAATGCAATACATAGAATCTCCTCTTGTAAGATCACAATTAAAAAACATAGATCCAGGCTTTAGAAAATCGTTTAATAATTTAATGCCAGTATTTCAGTCTGGAGACTTTGAAAATGCTCCACAAAGTTTTAATGAAGATCTAACAAAAATTTTAAAACCACAAATAGAAACAGTTTTTTTGGGTGCTGATTTTGTCGACACCAACGGAAATGTTGGAAAGGTTCAGGATGTTGTTTTAAATGGAGACTTTATAGCTAAAGGAATAGGTGATGAAATGATCCTTGGGTCAAAAGTAACCGTTGACTTTGGCGAAGATGGAGTAAAAGAATATGAAACATTTTTACCAGATCAAACCGATGGGGGCAAAAGAATATTTAGAGAGGATTTACAAGCAGATGATTCAAAAGCAGTATCAGTAAAGGACACTGTTGATTATGTTTCAGGTCAAAAACATCTAGCAATGATATTAGACCTAAACCCAAGAATGCTTTCTCATTTACAAAAAATGACAGGATCTCTTGAAGATGTTTATACTCCTATTTCAAAAACAAAAGAGGCACAAAAGCAAACTGCAATAAATAATATATATAAACAAGAAGGAATAGAGTTTAATACTTTACTGGCATCAATTGATATTAACTCTCTTAAAAGTATTACAGATCCTAAAGACCCACAAATGCAAAATGCATTAAGAATGACTTATGCTTTCTATAAAGACAGTTCAGGAATTACAAAGGATGGAGATCTCTTTGTAACAAAGGATGGGGAAGATCCACTGGCTACAATACTTGGAAATGCACCAAAATATAACAATGCAAGAGCTTTATATGATGGGTCTTCTATTGAA